GGATGAACTCATCGAGGCCTACGACACGCAGCGCAGGAACATGGCGGCACTCTACAACCGCTATGCCTTCATCGAGAAGCCCACGACGTACATCTGTCAGAAGTTCCGCGAGGCCATCGCCAAGGCAAAGGAGGACTGCGATGAGATTATCAACCGACAAAACGAATAGGCTATGGGGTACAGTGCAGGATTTCTTCATGACATCATCCAGCCGCTCAACCGCAAAGAGGCGGTGGCGGGCAAGTACGGTCTCGACAGCGCAGGCATCGAGTGGGAAGAGGTTGGCTGTCTTCATGCCAATGTGGACTATCAGCGCGGCAAGTCGGCCATGAATGCCGGTAGCCTCGATGCCTATGCGGTGAAGATTGTCCGCATGAGGTGGACGAACGTGTTCAACGAGCGCAGCCGAGTGAAGTATCTGGATAAAACCTACCAGATCATTCCCGAGACGTGGAACGCAAACCACCGGGAGAACACGCTGCAATTCCTGATGCAGTTGATTGTGAACGACAAGTAACAACTAAACCCAGACAGGAACTATGACCCAGAAGAATAGAAAAGTTTGCATAGTGCATTACAACACGCCGGAGCTGTTGCGGGCGTGCATGTTGTCGTTCATGAAACAGGGGACGGAGTGGCACTTCGTGATATTCGACAACAGCAACCAAAGGCCCGTAACGATGGATATGCTGAGCGAGTGGGAACTGACACAGACGGACAGCACGTTCGGCATCATCGACAACACGCAGGGACAGATTATCGACTTCGATAAGGAGTTGGCAAAATGGCCTTCAAAGCGGACGGACGCGGAGCGGCGCACGGCGAACTTCGGCAGTGCAAAGCACATGATGTCGGTGGACTGGCTGATATGGAACACCAAGGAGCCGTTCGTGCTCTGCGATTCTGACATCCTTTTGAAGCGACCAGTTGATGACCTATTCGACGAGAGTGTGACGGCCATCGGATTCATCGACCAGGGGTGGAACAATCCGCACGGTATCAAGCGGCTGTGGCCGATGCTCTGTTACATCAATGCGCCTGAGTGCCGTCGGCTGGGCATTCACTACTATGACGGCTCGCGCTGCTGGGGCATCAATAGCGACCACCCGCACGGCACATGGTATGACACTGGCGCGGCATTCCTTGAAGACATCAGGGCAAACAAGGAGGCGACGCTGCGGACGTTCACGGATGCGACGGAACGCTTCGAACATCTGTGGAGTGGTTCGTGGAACAAGGGCAAGGAAAAGGAGTGGCAGAGGTGGCTCAATGAACATGCAGGCTTGTGGCACCTGACACCCCGTCAGCGTGGCATCAATGATGTGGCCATCTGCGTGATTGCGCGGATGGAACACGACTATCTCTTTGAGTTCGTGGAGCACTATATCGGACTGGGTGTAAAAAAGATTTTTATTTACGATAACGGACGCGGCGACGAACCCGTGCCACAAATAACGAGGGCACAGGTGGAGGTCGTTAACTGGCGCGACCGAGAGGCTGGGCAGAATGCGGCGTATAACGACTGCTACCAGAAGCACGGCTACGACTACGGCTGGATTGGTTTCTTGGATGCAGACGAGTTTGTGCGTCTGAGTGACCGCCACAAGGATATTGCCACCTATCTGAAGGACGTGGGCGGTCATGCCGACGTGGTGCTGCTGAACTGGCGCATCATGACAGACAATGGACTGATCCACAAAGACGCGAGACCCGTTCAGCAAAGATTCACCCAGCCGATGCTGCCGTTGGATAAGCGCGTGAAGTTTACAGACATTCCTGAGAACGACCACGTAAAGGCTTTCGTGCGCGGTGGCATCGAACGGCTGAAGTTTGCCGACACGCCTCACTGTCCGACGAAGCCAACGGACATGATTGCCGTCAACTCGAACGGCGAGCGTGCCAAGCTGTCTGCCTTTACACCCTTCAAGCATCGCTATGCCTGGATAGACCACTATCACACGAAGACCGCCGAGGAGTTTCTTGGCAAGTGCCGTCGCGGTTTTCCCCTGGGCGCACACTACGAAGAGACCTATCGCCGGCAGGCCGTCGATTTCTTTTTCAAGATCAACGAGCGGACTCCCGAAAAGGAGGCTCTGCTTCGAGATATTCTTTTAACCATCCCAAACACGGAAAGAATTATGGAACATGTAACAAAAATCTCAGAGACCGGCAATCAGGTAAAGTTGGTTGCCGAGCGTGGCTACCTGCTGAAGAGCAAGGTAAGCGGCAAGACGTATCAGGAAATCTCCACTTGCGACATGAAGCGGTGGGAGGTCATTGAGAATGCTGACGCGCCAAAGGCTGAGGGCGAGAAGAAACCCAAGACCAAGAAGGCGAAGAAGTAACACATCAAACACGGCTGGGGCTCAGTAAACCCCAGACGTGTTTTCGTGCGAATAGTAAAAAAGGAATAAGTATGGAATTATTCGGAACTAATATTTTTGGCCGCAATAAGCGCGAGGCATCGCTGTCGCCTGCTGACCAGGCGAAGGCAGGCATACCCGCTTCGACCGACCCGAACCACCCGACCAACCAGCAACAGAAGCAGGACGGTGGTGGCTCGTTCGAGGAGCGCATCGTCTATGCCGGTCATCCGCGTGTGGCTCTCACGGTCTCGGCGGTGTATCGTGCCGTGGAACTGCGAGCCAAGACCATCGGACAGATGCAGATGCAGTACCAGATGCGCAACCGTGAGGGCGGCAACTTCGTGCTGGATATTCAGAAGCCACGTGGCGGCAACGTGTCGTTCGGCACACGTCTGAATTATCTGTTGCAGGTGGAGCCAAATCCCATGATGTCGGCGCAGTCGATGTGGGAGCAGGTGACGGTGAACCGTCTGATGCTGGGCAACGGATTCATCTACATTGAGCGCAACGAGCTGGACGAGCCTGTGCGCCTGTGGCTGGCAGAATGCGGCGGTTACAACCTCGGCACCAACACCTACACCATCACCTACATGGGTGAGCGCGGACTGATTAAGAACCGCATCGTGCCGATGAGCGACGTGCTGCATTTCCCGAACACCTACCGCGAGCGCAACGGCTTCTGGGGCATCTCCACGCTGAAGTTTGCTCTCGACACGCTGAGTCTGATCAAGACCGAGAGCCAGTTGGCACTCGAAACAGCAGCAAAGGGCGGTCGTATCAAGGGCATCATCTCGGAGAAGCAGCCCACCCAGGGACAAGGCACACTGGCCTTCGGACTGCTGAACCCCGAGCAGGTGAACAACACAGCGAAGGAGATGCAAAAGAAGTTCTACAGCGGCGAGGACATCGTGAGCATGCACGGGCTGGAATCGTTCCAGAATCTGAGCCTCTCAGCTCAAGACATGCAGATGATGGAGATGCTGAGCATGAACCTCGACGACGTGGCCCGATTCTACGCCACCCCGCGTCCGCTGCTGATGATGGATACCAACAGCCACTACACCACCTACACCAACGCGACGATGGAGTACCTGAGCCGCACGATTGCGCCCGACGGAGCCGAGATGGAGGCCGAATGCTTCCGCAAGTTCCTGAGCATCTACGACTACGGCCAGCACCGCTTCCACCTGTGCGAGCAGCCCCTGCTGCGCATGGATAAGGAGACGCAGGCGAAGGTGGATATGCTGAACCTCCAGACGGGTGCGAAGACCATCAACGAGGTGCGTGCCGAGCATGACATGCCTGCCGTGGAGAACGGCGACGAGCCAATGGCCAGTGCCAACCTGATGACGCTGAAGGCTCTGCTGGCAAAAGCCGACGCGAGCACCCAGCTGAAGCCCGGCAACTACACCGTGGGAGAACCGCCAAAGGAAGGCGAGGAAACCGCATGAAGTTAGTATAGCAAACCGCTGCGGTTTAGTATAGAAAACACAAGCGGTTGAGTATAGTAAACCAAAGCGGAAAAGTATAGTAACCAAAAGCGATAAAGTTATGACACCGAACCCGACAAAAGAGGAAATCGACGCTCTGGAGCGCGAAATCCGACAACAGAGAAAACAGCGCGAGAAGCATATCCGACGAGCAGTAAACCCCGGACGATAAAACGCCCGCATAGTAGATAACAATTTCAAAATATCAACGAGATATGACAAAACAGGTAAGATTCATCCCCATTAACACCTGCGGTCTGAAAGTCCGCGAAGGTGAGGGTCAGGAGCAGAGCCGCACCGTGGTGGGTACTCCCATCGTGTTCGGGCAGCGAAGCAACAACTTGACACCTTGGAGCTCGTACCGCGAAGTGTACGAGGTGATGGAGCCGGGCTGCATCAGCGATGAGCTGCTGCGCGAGTCAGACATTGTGCTCAACCTGAACCACTCGAACAAGGTGACTGACATCCTCGGTCGCTGCCGCAATGGTGAGGGTACACTGAAGCTGACCAAGAGCCTGCGCGACATCGGTTGTGAGTGTGACGTGGCCGAAACCAATGCAGGCAACGACACACTGGTGCTGATCAAGCGCGGCGACATCACCGGCATGTCGTTCGCATTTGAGGACGACTACGAGGACAGCGAGAACGGCGTATCGTATGAGCGCATGAAGAACGAAGACCACGACGGCAAGGAAGTATGGGTTCGCCACGTCAAGCGCGTCACCGCGCTCTATGACGTGAGCATCGTCACCCATCCTGCCTACGAGCAGACCAGTGTCGGCACCCGTGAGGCAGCGGAAGCAATCGACAAGGCCATTGAAGCCCAGCTGAAGCGTGAGCAGCATCAGGAGACTGAGGAAGAAAAGCAGGCACGCGAAGCCAAGGAGCGCGAGGCCAACGGCGGCGAGACCAATGCCGAGAAGGAGGCACGCGAAGCCCGCGAAAAGCAGGAGCGCGAAGCCAACGGCGGAGAGACCAACGCCGAGAAGCAAGCCCGCGAGGAGCGCGAGAAGAAAGAGCGCGAAGCCGTGGCCGTGATGCGTATGCGTCAGCGTCGCCTGGCACTCGAACAAGAAACAGACAACTTTAGTTATTAACCCCTTAAAACGTTTTAAGTTATGACGAAAAAGGAAATCGCTGCTAAGGCAGCACGCAACCGCGAGATTCAGTCTCGCATGTCAGCTATCTACCTCCAGATGGAGAAAGAGAAGCGCGAAGAGTACACCGCTGAGGAGAAGCGCGAAATGGCCGAACTGAAGCAGGAGCTGGAGGAGAACCACCGTGAGATCATGCTCTCGAAGGACGAGGCAGCTATTGCCGAGCTCCGCGAGAACATCGACCGCAACAAGCAGTACCGCGAGTACTTGCAGGGCGTTCGCCAGAAGCGTGAGGACAACACCACCACGCTGGCTCCGAAGTCAACCCCAGATGGTTCGTCTATCACCGAGTCTGGTGCCATCAACCTCTACATCGAGGACATCATCGACACCAAGGAAGGCGGTCTTGGTCGTCCCGTAGGTCAGTCGTTCATCGGTGGCGTAGTTGGCGACGATCTCTACCCCTACAGCATCAACGACGTTGAGATGGAGGAGGTAGGCGAAATCGCAGCCATCAACGACCAGGCTCTCGACTTTGCCAACATCAAGGTGCAGAGCAGCCGCGTCTCTCTCTCTGTGGCAGTGTCTAACAAGGCCATCGACAACGCC